ATGGCTGTTGTTGAAGGTCAAGTCAATATTGACGATGTACTCAATACTGATATTGGACAGCCAATTCGAGTTCGCGCCCCTGGAATGGTTCAGCCCTTTACAGTACCCTTTGCTGGTAAAGAGGCATTTCCTGTTCTTGGATACCTTGATGATGCAAAAGAGAATAGAACAGGTGTGTCCAAAGCCTCTGCTGGCTTAAATGCAGACGCTTTGCAATCAAGCACAAGTGCAGCAGTATCCGCTACCATGTCTGGGGCGCAAGGCCGAATTGAATTGATTTGTAGACACTTCGCAGAAGGCGGACTCAAACAAATCTTTAGAGTAACCAACAACCTCATCATCAAGCATCAAAATGCTCAAGATGTCTTTAGGTTAGAAGGTAAGTTTATTCCTGTTGATCCTAGATACTGGAACAACGACAAAGATATGATTGTGAACGTGGCTATCTCCAAGTCTTCAGACGAAGAGAAGTTTGCTATCCTCACACAACTCGCTGGTAAGCAAGAACAAATCATGCAAACCATGGGGCCAAATAATCCATTGGTATCTTTACAGCAATACTCCAACACGCTCACGCGCATGATCGAGATCGCTGGCTTTAAAGACGCGCAATCGTTAATTAATACTGAAGTACAGCCAACGCCTCCACCATCACCTGAATCACAGAAACCTGATCCTGCTGAAATCCTAGCGCAAGCTGAAGCTATGAAGGCTCAGAACCTAGGACAGAAAGCTATCATTGATGCTGAGACAGACAGAATGAAGATCATCATGGAAGATGACAGAGATCGTGATATCAAAGAAGCTGAGATCAGACTTAAAGCAGCAGAACTTGCAGCTAAGTATGGCTCACAGGTTAACATCGCAGAAATCAATGCTATTATGGAAAGAGACAGAGAAAACATAAGGCAAAATGCAAAAGACCAAGCTCAAGGACTATTTACAAACAATGTCCCACAAAATCTATAACCTCGAAGTTTTAGTCGATGACATGGTTTATGAAGGCAAAGATATAAGAGCAAAGGATCAGAATCACGCTTTATACATTCTTGGTTTAATCTCTGGCGGTGAAGTTACCGAACATTCAGAAGTTTTATTTATAGAAGAAAATATTATTCACTAATGGCAATTACTTATAGAGGAGAAAGGTTTAGCGGTTTTAACAAACCTAAACGTACCCCTGGTCACAAAACAAAATCACACGCAGTTCTAGCTAAAGTTGGAGAAACCATTAAGCTCATACGCTTTGGTCAACAAGGCGTTAGCGGTGCTGGTAAGAATCCCAAGAGCGAGAAAGACAAGGCTAGAAGAAGATCATTCAAAGCAAGACACGCTAAGAACATTGCAAAAGGTAAACTGTCAGCCGCTTACTGGGCTGATAAAGTAAAATGGTAAAGAGGTAAATTATGCCAAAAGGACTATACGCAAACATTCAAGCTAAACGCAAAAGGATCAAGGCTGGGTCAAATGAAAAAATGAGAAAGCCTGGAATTAAAGGTGCGCCAAAAGCAAGCGCATTTAAACAAGCAGCTAAGACTGCAAAAAAAAGGAAATAACTATGCCAAAAGTAGGAAAAAAAGAATACAGCTATACTAAAGCTGGTATGAAAAAAGCTAAAGCTGCCGCTAAGAAAAGCGGTAAAAAAGTCTCTTACAAAAAGAAGTAAGTGAAAACATCCTCGGCTAAAGCCAAGGGTCGTAAACTCCAGCAATGGGTGGTTACTAAACTTGTAGAAATACTAGGCTTTGACGAGGAAGACCTAGAATCCAGACCCATGGGATCTTCTGGTGAAGATGTCATTATGGGTGTTCAATCCAGAAAACAATTCCCTTACTCTATCGAGTGCAAAAACCAAGAAGCAGTTAATGTGTGGAAAGCTATGGAGCAATGTCAAACAAACTGTAAAGATTACGAGCCTTTGGTTATAATAAAGAGAAATAAAAGCAAACCACTAGCGTTAGTGGATGCAGAGTATTTTATTAAACTGCACAAGGATCAAGATGGAACAAGAACCAAAGATAGAGATACATCAGCATCAGAGTAAAACTTGGTACAACTTAGCCGAAGGTTTTGATAAGTGGCGAGTCTTTCCTAGATTGCTCATTACTTTATATGGCTATGCTTTTTACAACACAACAGCATGGTTTATGACTTTACCTGATCCAACCAACGCACAATCAGCATTTGTTTCTGTCATTGTGGGTGCAGGTGCAGCTTGGTTTGGTTTATATGTTGGCGGTTCACCCAAAAGATAATGACTGAAGCAAAAGTAAATGACAGGACTACCTTTAATATCTCTATTAGTTATCTAATACAAATTATTCTTGCTATCTCTGCTTTTGTTTATGGGTATGCTTCTATTAGTGAACACATAGAAAGAAATGATACAGAAATAAAAAATCTGAGAGCCAATCAAAATACATATATTTTTCCTGACATAAGAACATTAGAACAAAAAACAATAGTCTTGGAAAAAGATGTTTTGGTTTTACAAAAAGAAATAGAGTTTTATAAAAAACAATTACAAAAACAACCAACAGGCAAATAAATGATAGATAAACTCATAGAGCCAGTTACCAGCATATTAGACAAGTTTGTTGCAGACAAAGATTTAAAAGCTAAGTTAGATCACGAAATAAAAACACAGTTTCATAAGATTGATCTTGCACAAATAGAAGTCAATAAGATAGAAGCATCACACAGATCTATCTTTGTAGCTGGTTGGAGGCCTTGTTGCGGATGGATATGTGCAATAGCACTTGGTTATCACTTTGTTTTACAACCAATCATTCTGTTTGTTTTATCTTTGTATGACTTGCAATATCAACTACCAGAGTTTGACATGGGTGCATTGCTGTATGTCTTAGGCGGTATGTTAGGTCTTGGTGGGTTAAGAAGTTATGAAAAGTCTAAAGGCTTAACAAAATGAGTGAATGGAAGAATTTTAGGTTAGAAGAGTTTGCTTGCAAGCATTGTGGTGAAAATAGGATTGAACATGAGCTTATAGATAAGTTACAATTGCTTAGAGAGGACTTAGGTTTTCCATTTATTATTTCTTCTGGTTATAGATGTTCAGAACATCCAATAGAAAAAAAGAAAAGTAAACCAGGCACTCACAATTTAGGGATTGCAGTCGATATAGCCTGTAGTCACAAACAAGCATTACAAATAGTGTCCGCAGCCGAAGGTTACGGGTTCACAGGATTAGGAGTTAACCAAAAAGGCAATGGAAGATTTATACACCTCGATATCGGCAAGGCTACAAATGATCGTCCAAGGCCTCATATCTGGAGCTATTGATTTCTAATGGAACTTTCATTTTATGTTGTTTGGAATATCTTTGTAACTTTGGTCATCGCACCGCTCTTTTATTCCATACGCAAAAATGAAAACGAAGCAAAAAGGATTGATATCTTGGTTAATAAAACTCGTGAAGAATTAGCAAAAGATTATATGACAAGGCATAATCATAATTTGGAGTATTCAAGATTAATGGATAAAATAGATAAACTTGATGCTAAAATAGATAAACTAATTACGAATTAATAATATTATGAACTTCACAGGAATGCCCCCAGGAATGACCCCAGAAATGCTTGCAGAAATGTTAGGCATTGGTGGTCAAACAACAGCTCAAAGCGCACCAAGACCAGACACTAATTACTCAAGTGGTTTTGATTACGCAAGATCTATTGCTGGCGGAATACCTGCATCACAAATGATTGCACCTGGAGTTAGTTATTCTCCAGACCAACCGGGTGGTTACACGCAGCAAGATTTAAATGCACCCTCCTTACCAGAGTTACCAATGCAGCCATTACCACAGCCAATAATAGAAGAGCCAATTACAGGCCCAATCGAACCGGGGTTTGATGGCGGGTACGATTTTAGCAATCTTCCGGGATATGAAAATCCAGACAGCGGTTACAACTTTGGTGGCTTTAATCCAGGCGGATTACCAGATTTTAATTTTCTAGGCAATATGCCTTTTCAGGGAACTAACTTTTCTCAAATACAACCAAACATTAATTTCTCAATGCCTAATATCGATCAAACGATAGGCGAGCAAAAAGGCGGTCTATTTGGCGGCATTGGTAGAGGCATTACAGGATTGCAAGGTATGCAAAAAGACTTCAAAGGATTTAAAGAAGACATGAAGGATAAGGCTGCTAATAAAGTTCGTGGGTTGTTTGGGATATAATGTCAATCACACACGAAGAAGTAGTTAATGCAGCAGAAGCTGAAAGAATTTTAACTTCACCAGTTTTCAAAGAAGCGGTTGAAAATCTAAAGCAAGAATACATTTATCACTGGCTAAACTCTCGCGGCATCGATGATGTTGCGGTTAGAGAAGACTTCCACAGATCCTTATTACTTCTTCCTGAAGTAGAAAGACACCTACGCATCATGGCTGAGAAAGGAAAACTCACAAAAGCCAATATCAACAAAATCCGTAACATAGCCTAAAACTTTCCCTTTTCTACATTATTGGTTTAAAATATCCCTAAATACAAAATAGGAGTATTTATATGAGCAATAACGGAAAACCGACTGCTTTACAAACGGATGGTCAATTAACTACCGCAGCGTTTGAAAGTTTCTTAGCCCCTGAAGAGGACACGCAAGAAGAAGCAGTCATAGAGGAAGTTGAAGAGTCAATCGAACCAGAAGTTGAAGACTTTGAAGAGCAAGACGAAGAGCTTGTCGATGAGGAAGAACTCGAATACGATGACGAAGAAGATGATGGTGAAGAAGAAACGGAAGTTGAAGAGTTAGAAGAGCAACCCGTCTACAAAGTCACAGTTGATGGCGATGAGATAGAGGTCACGCAGGACGAACTCCTTAATGGTTATTCACGCCAACAAGATTACACGCGGAAGACGCAGGATCTTGCCAATCAAAGAAAGTTGATTGAGCAACAAGCCCAGCAGATCTCGCAAATGGATGCGATTTACGCAGAGTTGTTACCGAAGATGAAGGCCCAATTAGAGTCTTCTTTAGGTGACGAACCAGATTGGGACTCATTGCATGAAGATGATCCAATTGCATTTGTTAGAGAAAGACAGCTTTGGGATGACAAAAGAAGGCAGCTAGAATCTGCTAGTGCTGAACAACAAAGACTCCAACAAGAGACTTATGTTCAACAACAGCAACAGTTAGCAGCAATTGTTGAGGATTCTCAACAAAAACTTCTAGAAATTATCCCGGAATGGAAAAAGCCAGAAGTGGCTAATCAAGAAAAAGCTGAAATTCAAAACTATGCAATTAATGAACTTGGTTATACTCCAGAGGAGATTTCACAAGTTTATGATTATCGTGCTTTGCTTGGCTTAAGAAATGCTTGGCTAAACTCTAAAACAGTTGAAGCCACAAAGAAAAGACCAACGCAAAAAGCACCTGCAAGAGTTGCTAGACCCGGGTCGTCTACTAGAAAGAAATCGATAGCACCAGTGAAAAGAGCAAAACAGGTTTTAGCAAAAACTGGAAAAGTCCAGGATGCTGCTAAAGTTTTTGAACAATTTTTAAAATAATTTATAGGAAAATATAATGGCTAAAGTAACAAACGCATTTGATACATACAGCGCGACTTCAGACAGAGAAGATTTAAGTAATATCATTTACAACATCTCTCCAATGCAAACTCCGTTTATGTCTTCAATTGGAAAAAGAAGTATTAAGAATGTTGTCTTCGATTGGCAAACAGAAGTATTAGCAACTCCAGTTGCTACAGGTGAACTAGAAGGTTTCGAACTTTCAAGATCAGCCTCTGTTGCAACCACTCGTGTTAGCAATGTTGCGATGATATCAAAAAGAGATGCAACTGTATCAGGCTCACAAGAGTCTTCAGACCCTGCTGGTAAGAGATCAGAAATGGCTCATCAACTAGCTATCATGTCTAAAGCTCTTAAGAGAGATATGGAAGAAGCTCTTTGTCAAAATGGCGCAAAAACAACTGGCGATGCATCTACTGCTCGTGTAACAGGTGGTTTTGAATCATGGATCACATCTAACGACTCAAGAGGTGCTGGTGGTGCTTCTACAGGTGGTGGAGCTGCTCCAACTGACGGAACTCTTAGAGATCTAACAGAAGACTTGTTGAAAGATGTTCTACAACTTTCTTTTGGAAATGGTGGTGAACCATCATTGGCAATTTGTGGCCCACATAACAAACAAGTTATCTCTGGTTTCACAGGTAGAACTCAAGCAAGACAAATGATCGATGCCAACACTGTTGAAGCATCAGTATCTATCTACTCTTCTGACTTTGGTGAGCTAAAAATAGTTCCATCAAACAGATCAAGAGAAGAATCTTTACTGTTGGTTGATCCAGAGTACGCAAAAGTATCATACTTGCGTGATTTCAAAACTGTTGACATTGCTACAATAGGCGATGCAATGACCAAAATGATCGTGGTTGAGTATGGATTAGAAGTATCCAACGAAGCTGCTCATGGTATCGTTGCTGACCTTAACGTAAGTTAAGTTCTCGGTTAATAACCTTAAAGGGATGTTTCGGCATCCCTTTTTTTTGTGTTAAAATT